ATAAGATCGCTATCGCCATCTTCTTTAACTTTTGGCATCCAGTAGTCAACAAACTCTTTGCTAACTTCGCCAGCTGCTACCTCACCGCCATAACGACCGGTGTTAATTCTAAAATATCTTTTACTCATAATAGTTCTCCAAAATCTATATCTTTAATTTTGTTTGCTTCTTTAACAAACATTGCACATTTAGGTTCCTCTTTATCTTCCAGAGGAATTACCAATATATGTCCGTTTTTAAGTCTTGGGAAATACCATTTGACATCTTGGTATACGTTGGTAATCTGTATTTCTTCAGTGTCAGGAATGCCGTTACGCATTGGGTTAAACACTGGTGTAACAAAGCCTCTATTGTTTAGGCTTGCTAGTGGGATAACTTCTAAACTACCAAATGATTCATCAGTAGTTAAGATGCTCCAATCCATAGGCATTTGTAATTGAAACTCGCCTATTTGTAAACATATTGCTGGAGCATGAAAGCTCTCTAAAAAGATAAGGGGTAAGAAAAAGTAGTCTCGGTATTCAGGGTCACTGGTATCAAAAACGCAATAACGCAAATCATCAATTTCATCCGGTACTGTATCTAATTCATAGACTTTATTCTCGACTGTTAATATTTTCATTTATATTCCACCTTGGTTACATTGTACCTAAATTTTTGTTCTGCATAAAATTGCTTTCTTTTTGTTAAATGTCTCTTACTATACTTTAGATTACTCGTTAAGTCAATCACTTTCAGATAATCTTTATCTTCTGCTTTACGAATTCCTCTGCCGATACTTTGTATTACCCTCACAAAACTCTTACCTGGCTCTAAAAGAACTAAGTTAAAAATTCTGGGTATATTAATACCTACTGCCGCTACACCATATGTAGCAACAATTACCTTGTTATCCATTTCTGAAACTTCTGCATATTCTTCTTGTCTATCTTTTACTTTCATTGCACCGGATATAAATGCCCAATCGTCATTTCTTTCTGATAACATTTCACCTGTTGCAATACGGTCAATTAATACTAGTGTATTGCCGTTTACTGCAAGTCCGTTAATAATAGAACTTATATGATCAAGTCGCTGTGGATCTGTAACTAGCCACTTGAGCTCTTGTGCATATCCTTGAAAGCCTAGTGTGCCATCTTGTAATTGGTATATATCTATATCCAAGTCTGCTAGTACACCCATGTCTTGTAATTCTTTACTGCTTAGTTCGCTTACAACAGGTCCTAGACAGCATGTACATGCTACTGCTTCGTGTTCGTCTTTGGGTATTGTTCCTGTTAGTCCCCAACGCACAGGTACATTAGAGAACACACTACTTAAAAGATCTCTAAGCACATCTGCTTTTGCTTTGTGTACTTCGTCTACCATTACGCACACTACACCATCTAAGAACTGTTCAATGTCAATAGGTGCTTCACCTTTCTTTGACTTCTTAGATAGCATGGATAAACTTTGCCAAGTACAAATGGTATGTGTCTTTGTGTATTCTTTTCTATCGCCAAATAGCACACCGACATCTAAACCTAAATTCTTGTAATCTCTTTCGGTCTGCACTACCAAGTCTTTGTTTGGTACGATTACGATTGTGCGTCCATACTTCTCACACTTGTGACTTAGTACGGCTGTGATAAGTGTCTTGCCTGCTCCTGTTGCTACTTGCTGTAAGCATTGTGGATTCTGTAAGAACTTATTAATAACTGTTACCTGATAATCACGCAATATAACTGGCATGCCTTCGACTGGATGTCCTTTAGGCCATGCTACATGATCATAATCAGTTTCAGTTACATCATCAAATGACAGTTCAATAGGTTGCCTTTGATCGTTTACTTCTATCTCATAACCGGCTTCGGTTACTAATGGTAATAAACGATCAAGCAAATTTAGATAAGTTCTTCCGCCGACATCACAGAATCTTACACAGCCATCCCATCTACCTAGTTTGTATGCAGGCATATGGTATGCATACGGTAAAAAGTATTTGGCTGCTTCGGATATCTTTCTGCGAGTCTTTACATCAAGTCCAACGAACTTGACATTTACTTCATCTCTTATTTCTAAAGTTACTTTAGGCATACGCTATTATAGTCTACTTGTATGTTAATGTCAAGAAGAACTTGCGTCCTCCTGCGTCATATCCTGGTAATACTTCAATAACATCATCTAGTACATCCTGTACTGTAAATGCTAATCCAAGTTTATCAGATAGTTGCTTTCTCAATACAAAGTCAATTGATTTAATGTCATCCAACGATGCACCATCATACGGTCCAGGGTCTCTGTCAAACTGTGCTGTATAACTTAGTTCAGCAGTTGTTTCACCAAAACTAGCAAAGTAAGAAATTCGACCTTTGTACTTAGGTACCCTAGGTTGATCAGTATCTGTATATCCAGCCATCACACTTAAACTACCATATGGTACAGCATACATATCCATGTATCTAATACCTCTAGTTTCATATTCGCCTGTGTTAACATACTGTCTAGAACTTCCGTCATAGTCAATGTTTTCTTCAAAATCATATGCAAAGTATGAAAGACCTAAGTAACCAATTTCAAAACCTAATCCTTCTTCAGGATCTAATCCTAGATTTGGTTGCACCCAGGAGTCGCCATATTGTTGATACAGTGTAGGGTTACGATAACTTGTACTAATGTTAGCAAAGAAACCTTTATTGTTATCGAATCCGAGTCTATAAACTCTTGTATCTGCACTTACTCGAGTACCAAACTGCAACTGGTTGTTATATGTAATAACAGCATAGCCACTAACATCATCCTGTGACTCACCAATGTAGTTCTCTTTATTGTATGTAATACCTGAAACAATAGTTGTTACAGGATTAAGATTAAAAGTGTCTCTGGCATCAAAGTAATAACGATCTGCATCGCTTGAGTATGTGCTTACATCTTCAGTGAAGTATTCACCTTCAGTCTTGTTATAGCCAATTGTTATATGATCGTTCCTTACACTAATGTCAGTCTTTGTACCTTCTTGTACACAATCATTTGACTGTGAAAAAGATGCTGTATAACAATTATCATAATCGTATTCATAATCTACAAGTGACATTACCACAGTATATCCTAATACATCTCTTACTGATTTGATAGTAGTATTTTTATAATCATCTTCTTCAGTGTTATCGTTACGAACACTTCCGTTACTTACATCAAAACTAGAAATACTAATAGAGTCAAACAATGCTACATTTAGTAACTGATGGTCTTCACCTAATCTTACTACTCCTTGATTCTCAATGGCGTCGTTGATAAACACTGTTCCGCCTAGGCTACCAGAGCCATAAAGAACACTGTTAGGTCCAGAAACAATGTTAACTGTTTCTAATCCGCTTACAACATCATGTGCAAAGTCATACCAGCCAGAGCCGGAATCATTTGCAGGCACACCATTCTTATACACAGTAGTATGTGTAGTTTGAGTACCTCGTTCATTAAAGCCAGCAAAGCCTCCGTATCCACCAGCAGTGAATGACATAGCCGGCATAACAATTTCAATAATTGCCATATCGTCTGATACATCCGTGGTGTCTACTTGACTTACTGAACCAACGACTACAATCTCTTCAATGAGATTAGAGTCTTCTGCTAATACTAAGTTACTTGTTGTTCCAAGTAAAAGAAGCAGTGTTACTAAGTTTTTCATTATATCTCCTTTGTTATTATTAATGAAAAAGTACACTCCCCAAAATTAGGGAGTGTACCAGGGTGAAGCGCCTAGGCTACTGTGGGAGTATTTTAAAATCCCAAACGCTTCATACAAGTGCTCTCGGCCAATCCTTTCCAGGTGTCCGGAGACATTTGTTTTAAGTCAGCTATTTTAAGTACCATTCTTAATGATATCTCTCTAAGCCTACTTGACATTTCATGCATAAAGTCTACAACTTCTGCATTGCCTTCTTCGCCAAACTTGTAGTCGTCTAACATACCGTCTCCAACAATCTGATGGATTCTAAGAAAACGATCGTTAACACTGTCCATTTCCAAGTCCATGTAGTGACATCTTGACATAAGTGCCGCTAAATGGTCTTGTATCTTCTTGCTACGAACATTTTCAAAGTTAACGTTAGTAATAAAAATTACACCACCTGAGAACTCAAACCTATCTGGAATGCCTTCTCTTCGTAATGCAACTGATTCTGACTTCCAACTAATTGTACGCTTCTTACCTGAGTCAAGTACGGCCTTCAACATGTTCAAACATACTTCATCAAATAAGATACTGTCACAGTCATCAAACACAAGGATATCACCTTTTGCTGAATTGTTAAACAGTGTCTGGTACAGACCAATTGGGGTCATTGAACCTTTTACTACTTCTGTTCTCGGTGGACGACCAGCGAGTTTAGTTTCTGCATCATACATATCGATGATACTTTCAACACCAAATGACTTACCAACTCCTGGAGGGCCACTTACTATAAGACCTCTAACAACACCGTTTGCCACAGCATCTGTCATTTGGTCTAGAATAGCAAAACGCTCTCTAATTCTAGTCATTGCCTGCTCGTCAGTTTCTTTAGGCTTAGCCTTAGTCTCTGGTGCAGTTTCAACAAGTTTCTCGCCTTCAGCATCTGCTAAAGGTTCAACACTTGCTAGTGTTGGTACTACAACACGGATTGAAGTACGCTCTGATCCTAATAATGCTGATGCATCTACAGTCACAAAGTATCCTTTCTTTCCTTGTTGAGTTGGTTTGACCAAAGGAAATACTCCTTCGATCGGTTGGTTACGGTATACGCCGTTTTCTATCTTTACAAAGTTACTCATATCTAGCCCTCCCACAGGCATTAATTTAAACAATACAGTTATTATACAGTATTAGCCAGTTTGTGTCAACCTAATAAAAGGCTTATTACCCAAACAAACAATACAATTCCAAGCAAGGTTCCAGTAAATTCTGCTCCATCTTCTGCCGTAAATAACTGCTTTACTACTGCATACACAAAGTAAAGTGGTATTATTGCGGCTATAAAATGTAACATATTTTCTTTCTCCTTTTTGCTTTATGTGTATATTATACAGTTAAAAGTGTAGGAAGTCAAGTGAAAATAACACAAATAAATCAATGACTTACGTCTATTCTATTGTGATATCTTCCATGCCTGCTGTTCGCAGTTTAGTGATATGTCCAATTTGCCATTGCTTAGTATCCAAGCCTTTAAGTATGCCTAAGTACTTGTTACGCAATAATGCAAACTGGTTACATAAGTGGGAGAGATCAATAACAGACTGCTCGCCGTCGACATACTTTTCAGCATCTCTACTAGTAAGTTGTCTGTTATATGTTTCAAAGAACTTCCTAAACACAGTACTACGTTCTTTCCGTAGTGCAATGTTTAAGTGTTCAAGTATTGCTTCGATCTCCTGCAACTGATTAAACCGATGTTCGGTGATACCGGGTAAGGAAGCACTGGCTTTCTCCAGGCTTCCTTTGATTCGGCATTCGTACTTGGCACTATCTAGTTCTTTTTCAAAGTAAGCAATAGCATCAACGATGTCGCCTAAGTTTGATGTGACTTTGTTATACCAAGTACTCATTTAATCCCAATCCCCGTCTTCGTCATCTTCGTCAGCATCTACTGAACTGATTTCAAAATGAGACACAATAGCTGCTCTCATTAGGCTATCAAATTCATTTATGCTTTCTTCGATTTCTCCAATGTCTGCATGGTCATCGAAAACTCGGACTAGTACTTCAGCGGCCTGCAACTTGTCTTTCTTAGGGATAAAGTGCTTTGCACTATCCCATAGCTCGTGTAAAAAACTAACATCATGATTCATCGATTGTATCCTCCATAGGATCAATTACATCTGGTTCATCGATCATGTCCTCGTCAATTACTGGCGCTTCTGGAATCATATCCCATTCGTCAATAACGATTTGTAACTTATCGCTTGTCCAGCCTTTTCTGAACTCTTTAATTTCCTCACCTGTTACAGGGGAAATATAAGATAGTTTGTTACCAACTTTAGTAAGTAGACTTTTCTGTTCCAGCATTTCTACTAGACCACTGTATGGGTCCATTCCGCTTTCGTATGGAATCTTAATCTGCACACCTTCAAAAGGTTTGCTATATCTTGATTTCATAACTTTACATGCGGCACGAATACCTTGCACTGTAGAAACTTTGTTTCCGTCTAAGTCTTCTTTAAGTTTTAGTTTACGCATAGCAACAACAATACTACTTGCATAGATAAAGCCTTGACCACCGCTGATTTTATCATCTGGGTCAAACATATCTTGCGAAGCGTATGTGTGGTTAGTTGCAACAATACCTACTGGGAATGGTGCAATCTGGTTAACCATGTTACGCACTAGGGCAGTTAAGGCTTTGGGCTTTCTACCCATATCACCTTTCATGTCACCTTTTTCAAATTGTGCTACATCGGTTGGTGTAAGTAACATTCCTAAACTATCAATAACAAATAACAATTTAGGCATTTCGTCATACTCTAAATCACCGTAGTTACTTTTATAGTCTTTCATAAAGTCACTTAATGTTTTAGCAACATCATCAATCATGCTAACACTAATCTTCAGAAGTTTTTCTGGAGTAGTATCTACATCTAATGCTTGTAGCCAATCCTCATCAAGTGCGTTCTCTGAATCAAATAATACAACTTGGCATCCTTGATCCTGAGCCGCCTTTACAATGTTACCGGAACAGATAAAACTTTTACCTGAACCTGATTCACCTGCAAAAACACTAACTTTTCCTAATGGAATACCTCTTCCGAAGTCTCCACTAATCAAATAGTTAAGTGTGTGATTTCCTGTGCTGATCCAATCTTTAGGATCATGGAAGCCTGCACTAATTCCAGCGATGGATTTAGTGACAGACGTCCTGAACTTTGTTAAGTCAAATGGTTTCTGCATGATGTCTCCTATTAACCTTGACGGTTTCTAATCATATTTAGAATGTCATCAGCACTTGCATTACTAGCCGGAGCCGTTGCTGGCTCTGCCGCTACTGGTGCAGGTGTTGGTTCAACTGCTGGTGCAACTGGTGCTGCTGTTTCTACTACTGGAGCCGCTGTTTGAGCTACTGCTGGTGCAACTGGTGCAACTGGAGCCGCTACTGGTGCTGCTGTTTGTGCAGGTGCTGTAGTTGCTTGTAAACCAGGTGCTGGTGCATTTGCAGGAACTTCAACGCCATATGGCTTGTAGAAGTTACCCCATTTTGCAGGATCATATAACTCGCCATCTACTGATGCCGCAAACATTTCGCTGATTGCTGTGTAGTGGTCTGCTGTAGGTTGTGCTGGTAAGTAATCTTTAAGATTATGTAAACCATTGGTATCAATAGCCGCTAGTTGAGTTTCATCTAGTGAACTCTCTTTACGAGCCCATTTAGAAGTACTGTAATCAGCATACTGTCCTTTAGTAGTTTTACTAACTCTAAAGTCAGAACCATTAAGGTAATCAGTTGGAATGTTTTCCATATCTGGGTCCATTAATGACGCTTTGATAATGTTAAAGATTTGAGGTGATATTACAAATCTACGAATTGGGTTTTCTGGTGCTGTTTCGTTCAATGGATTATCAGTAACGAATCCGTTAAAGATATATGAACGCTTTTTCCAATACTTACGACCCATATCTTCTAAAGACGGATCTTTAAACCAAGGACGAACCTCAGTTAGTACTGGACAAACTTCGCCATACATTTCACCACAAGGTACTTGTACAGTTACTGGTTTGTTTTCTCCGCCTACTACACCTGGGAAGGTGAGACGAATCATTTGTCGCTCTACCCAAAAGAAATCGTTAGTAGTATCAGCATCAGGTAAAAACCTAAGTGTAGCTGAAGTACCTTCGTCGATATTCCAATGTGGATAAATTGCGTTGTCGCTCTGTTGAGAGCTGTTTGAGTTTGAACCTTTCGATTCCATTGCCGAGAGCTTTGCTCGGATTTCTGCTAATGAGGCCATGATGTTTCTCCTATGATTGCCATGTTTGCCATATGTGTTACTTGCATAAGTGCTCGTAACTGGGTTTATTATACTTGCCTAGATAAAGAAAGTCAACCGTTTATTTTGTATTAAATGTTGACACATTTTTCTTTAACATGTTTATTTAGCAAAAAACCTGCACTAGGCAGGTTTTTTATGGGTAGTCTACACTAAGTGACGCTTCACAGCGTTCTTTTTATTATAGTATATCGTATTGTTCTAGGAATGTTTTGTAATCTTCACCTAAGTCTACAGTGTTATTTACAGTAGGAGTATTTGTATTTGCCCCAAGTAAACAACTTTTAATAGTACCGTATTCAAATTGGTTAAGTTGTCCACCGCTAGTAATCTTCTTACTAACACCCTGTAAGTATGCAGATAGTTGGCTGTCATTTGCAGAAAAACTTAACTGATTAACTTGGTGTCCTAGTCTTGCTTCTGGTGTTGCAAAGTCTACTAAGTCATTTTCTCTTAATAGATCTTTTAGATTAGCAAATGATTCAGTTGCTACTGCTTTTGTAATGTAACTTTCAAATGCAGTTTTCTTAAAGGATAATGATTTTAGTTGTCCTAATACATTACCTACTTTATCATCAAAATGTGATACTGTAAATTTATCTCTTAGATCAAAATCATCATCTTCTGAAATTTCAATTGCTGTAGTTGATAAGTTTTCAATAGTTGATTCGTATGTTTTAGCACCACTTAATTTCTTAAATGTGTTTTTAATGTTTTCGATGTTCTCTACTGCTAGTTGAACATACTCTGCATTATCTTCGTTCATGATTTTTGCTGTTCGTACATAGTTAACAAATTCTCTGAGCTTCTTAAGATCCTGTGCCATTTCGATAATGCTAGTAGCACTTTCATCAAATACTTCACCACCTTTTTGCACATGGCGAGCCATTGCTCTAGCCATTGCTAAATTGTTCTCAGGTAGTTTAAATCTTTCATCGCCGCGTTGTATAAAGATACTGTGTATGTTTCTGCTTCTTGAACCACGCACTTCTTCATTAACTGCTTTCTTATGTTTAACAACAATCTTCACATTGTCTAAAGATTGATAACTTGTTTTGCTAGACCCTGACATTGTGTCGAAGCCTTCTTTAATATCTGCCATGTCTTTCTCCGTTTGGTGAGCAATGTCTTGACTTTCCCCTCTGGCTTTTAATTTTTTACCAAACACTTTATAGTCAAATTTCATTAAGTAGTCGTGTGCAATGTCTTTTAACATTGTTCTTACTTTATGGTTAGCGAGATCTTCGCTTGTATTTAATATAACTGTTTCTGTTTGGTAATCAATTCTAACTAAAATGTTAGGATCTGTTACAACAAAACGTGTTGCTTGAGTTGGATCAATTACCTGTTTGCCATCGGCTGAAAAACTATCTACGCCAAAGCCAAATCCTTTAAGTATATTAAATACTTTTTCTGCTGTTGCTGTTATATTTACGCTCATAATACTATTTATCTATTTAAAGGAATCCAACTGGTAGTGGAGCGTCATCGTCGTTGTCGTAGTCATCAGTGTCTACAATACCACTATTAACAACATCATAAACAGCATCTTCAAATGTGCTAATATAATTAATCATTCTAACATTAAGCATCATTGCCATGACTAAATCGTCCATTTCCCCTGGCTTAGCCTTAAAACTATTACCCCTAGATACAAAGTTTTTCAATTCACTTACTAGTGCTTTACTTTTAATATGTATCCTGTCTTGCTCTAATAGCCTTTTGAAGTTTAAACAGGCTTCCATTTTGCTTCTATGTCCTGTATGAAATCCTTTACGGCCACGTTTGCCTTGTACTTTTTTAGGATCGTGTAAGAAATCACCTGGGAAGTTTTCTTCACCTGTGTCTCTAATAACTACAAGTGCCGCTTCGCCGATAGTGTTATTCTCTACGGTCCAATATAAACTTTTACAACCACTGTTCTGTAAGTATGTTAACATTTCCATTAACATTCGCATTTGGCCTTCTACTGGCGTTCTGTTGTGTGCCCATTCTCCTACTTGCGTCATAGTTGACACATTCATAACTTGTATGGCTGCGTTGTCGCCTCCTGTTCCGCTACTTGGGTCTAATGTTAAACTGTATATGTGATTAGGATTAGGTTTGTCGTACCAACGAGCTTCTCCCATTTTACCTATAGGGTCAACGCCTCTCATTTCAACTAACTGTAGAGGACTAATAAGTGTTTCATCATATATGATAAATTCACATTCATGTTCTCGTCTAAATCTTTCCTCACCAATCCTTGCTCGTTCTGCTGATGCCCAATCTTCATCACGCTCAGGGTGAGAAATCCATGTTGACAGATATCCTTTGAATCCATTTCGGCCAACTTCTTGTTCATTGCCGTACTCGTCAAACAACTTGTTTGCTTCTGCCCAAATAAGTGCAAAAGTATCATCGTCACTGTTAGGCGTACTTGTTACAATACAAGCACCACCTGTACTTAGTGTAGGAGATAGTGCTGTCCAAAACTCTTTAGCAATACGAGGAGGAACAAACGCAAACTCGTCTAAGTATATAAGTGTTAAGGACATACCACGTCCAGTGTTTTCAGTTGTTGTAGTACTTACAATACGACTACCATTATCAAAGGTAATGCTACCTTTATTGTATTCTGTAACACCTGCTCTAATATGATCAGGAGCACATTCGTATGCATAACGAACTCGTTGCATAATTTCACTAGCACCCGACTGCTTGTGAGCCGCTACTAGTATTGTACTGTCTGGCTTGAACATTGCAAACCAAAGTAAGTAACCTGCTGCTACAGTGGTTTTACCCATCTGTCTGCCTAGCATGTTAATACTAAATCTGTTGTTGTTATAGTTTTCTATTAAGTCTAACTGATAGTCAAATGGTTCAAAGTCTATGCCACCTCTTGTAGGATGCTGTATACGCATATGGTTAACCATAAAGTATAATGCACCTGAGTCAGGGTCAGCACAGTTCTTAAAATCTTTTAAAGTTTTTTCGTCGTAGGCAACTTTAGCATAGCCTTGCTTAATTAAACTAGAATCTACGGTTCCTCTAGCCATTGTTAGTTCCTAAATAGTTGCGTTCACTTGCATAGTTAATAAGTGCAGTTGCTAATTTTTTATGTCCTTCTATAGTCGGATGACCCCTATATGCATCAGGGTCGTTATCGCAAACACTTGTTCCATAGAATATTTTGTTTGATAAAAATCTTGGTCCTAAATGTTCCGCTATGCCGCCAAGTATTTTTTTAGTTCTAGCAGTTCTACCAGGAACCCACCAAAACAAATAATCTATATTGTTTTGTTCGAAGTATTCTTTTGCTCTAGTAAAATGACTTGTTACTTCTCCAATGTGCTTAAATATTTCTTCGTGCGAAAATTGTCTTCCGGGTGGATACCACATTTCTACTTCTTTGTAATACTTAGAAAGCTCTTCCGGTAATACATTGTTAATAGACACTTCTTCTGTGCTTTCAGTTAAATCATCATTTATATGTCTTTTTATAAAGTATAGTTCTAAATCTGTAAGGTCTTCTTTTTTAACAAATGAA